TGGCGAGCGCGCTGGTTTTCAGCCACCAGAAGGGATGGCTTGCCCCGGCGGTAGACGAAACGCAAGCGCTGGCCGCTGAGTTTTTCCCAGAGGCCGGGGGTCATGCGTTTGCCGCGCGGGCCTTTGCCGGCCGCTGGCAACGGGATCGCCAGCCAGAAGCCGTCTTTGGAGCGGATGGTGGCACCCTCGCCATGGGCGCCGACCACTTCAGGGGCTCGGCTGTAGACCAGTCCTGCTGCCTTGATGCTCAGTTTTCCCTTCGGGTAGACCTCGCCGCGCCAGGTATTGGCAAGGCGCTGACCGAGGCCAGCGCCGGTGATCTGGCTGCGCAACTCGGTCTTGAGTCCATCGGTGGCTTCGCGGATGGAGTGCGTCACCGCCTGCTCGGCAATGCGCACCTCATCGGCCAGCATTTGGTCCAACTCGCCGGACAGAGCCGCCATCAGCCTCATACCGGTGCTCCAATCAGGGTCCAGATCAGGCGATCGCGATCGGCCAAGGGCTCGCCCACCACCTGGTAGGTCTGACTGTTGACCGTGAAGCGCTCGCCTTCCTTGGGGATGGCCACCTCACTGGCCATCACATCAAAGCGGTGCGTAGCCAGTGCCAGTCGGGTGTCGCCGAAGGACTCAACGACATCGACCTGCTTGGCGATGAACCGGGTGGCAATCTCGCGGCCATCGGCCAGTCGGTAGGTGCCGGGCACCCCCAGCCGTGCAAACAAGCGCGAGACCGCGCGCTCAAACGCGTGTTGCATGTGATCTGACGTACTGAGGTTAAGCCGTCAGCTTGATCAGCACACCTGGGCGGTGGCACATCGGCAGCGGATTGCTCTGCGTGTGCAGGTCGGTTCCCCGGTCGAACTGGCGCGGCGCCTGCTTGGCGTAAACCGGCTGCCCCAGGGTGTTGACCGTTTCGTTGAAGTCCGCTGGCGCGAAGTAGGTGCCGAAGGTATCCACCGTGCCCACAGGGAAGCAATGCGCTTCGCCATCGGCGATGAACTTGCGCACCGTGCCGTCAGCCGAACTGGCCTGGCCCCGGTACTCCTCGAAGGTGATGCCGCCGTAAGTGAAGCCGGTGCGCACGTCTTCGCGCAGCCAGGCGCCTTCCTGGAACCGGGAGTAGGACTCCACCACATTGGCGTGGCTGGTCAGGGTCTCGAAGAAGGATGGGGAACACAGGCAACGCACGCCGGTCATGAATTCGCCTTGGAGGGCTTTTTCCATTTCGCCGAGGACCTTGACGCACTTGTTGCGCACATTGGTCTTGGCGTCTGCCAGACCCAGCGACATCGTGGTCGTATCGATGCCGAACTCGTCGTACAGGTTGTAGATGGTCGAGCCGTCAGCATCCAGGATCTCGCCCTTCAAGGCGCCCATGCGCAGGTGCTCCAGCGTGATCGCGTGCTTGTTGCGCATGGTCTCCAGATGGCGAGCCAGCACGCCCGCCAGGGTTTCGAGCTCGGTCTCCGAACCAAAGGCGCGGATGCCCTGGACCTCTTCGGGCAGCACCACGTCGTCGTGCGGGATGTGCGGGATGACGAAAGAGCGGACCTTGCGCTTGCCACGCGTGCCGACGGTGCCAGGCGAACCCGGTGGCATGGTGGGCAGCAGGTTGAGCACACCGTTGCGCTCTTCGATGATGATTTGCCGAAAGCGCGTGGGCTTGGCCGGAAACAGGTTCAGGTCTTCCAGCCGGCCGTAGCGGTTAGGCACCAGGTTGATGGCGGCCGTGAGGTTGGCCATGCTGAAGGCCGGGTTGGCAAAGAGGTTCTGCATGTGGGGCTCCAAGAATGACGAAACCCGCGCAAGCCAGACGGCCAGGCGGGTTCGGGGGATTGAAAGACGGATCGTGTTTATGCGGATTCACGCACCAGCACACCGCGCTCGGCCAGCTGCTGTTCGTAAGCCGTGCGCTGGGCGCCGGTGAGTGCGATCGGCCAGACCAGCGCGGTCTTGGCAACGATGGCGTGGCGAGCGATCAGGATGGCGTCGCTGCGGTCGGCATTGGTGGCATCGATCGCGTTGGCGAGCACGCCGATGGCGGACTCGGTACCGTCGGTGGCAGCGGGGTCGATCGCATAGTGCTTGCCATCGCTGGCATTGCGTCCGAGCACCGTGCCCAAGGGCAGGTTCTGGCCAGCGGCGATGGTGGCAACATCGCGCGAGTAGCGGTTGGGGGCTTCGTACTTCAAGAGGTCGCCGAGGTTGTTTTGTTCGGTGATGGGGGTCATGGTTTATTCCTTTGCGGTGAGTTTTTTGACAGCGGCCACGATGGGTGAGGCTTCCGGGCGATCGAGGTTTTGGGTGCCGGTATCCACGGTGATGGTCGAGCGGATGTGATTGGGTTCGGAACGTGCCGCACGGGCGTCGATCACTACGCGCCGTACATCGGCCTCGGTCTTGCCAGCCGCGATGAACTCGGCCGCGCGGTCGGGGCATCCAGCCAATAGGCAGACCTCGGCGATGGCCTGGGCAGACTGGGTCACCTCGCGGCGGGCTTCAGCGACCAGCACGGCAGCCTCATCAACGCCGATGGTTTCAGAGAGGCTTTTGTCGGGGGTGTCTTGCAGTTCAGACATGGATAGCTCCTTGTGGGGAAACGCCGCCTCAGCACGGATGACGCCCCGCACCTGAGACGGCGAATGGTTACGGGCGTTGATGAATCGATGGAATTCGGCAAGGGTGGCGTCCAGCGTCTGGACGCCATCGGCCAAACCTTGGTTGACGGCATTGCTGCCAAAGAAGAGTCCTGCCTCGGTGGCACGCACAGCGTCCAGATTCAGGCCGCGCATGCCTGCCACGTGCTCGGTGAAGATGGAATACAGCCGATCCACTTCGCCTTGCAGTTCGGTCTTGGCGGTATCCGATAAGGGCTCGTGTGGCGAGTAGTCGTTCTTGTGGGCGCCCGCCGTGATGGCGGTGAATCGATAGCCATCCTTGGCATCCTTGACCGACTGGTCGACGTGCAAGGCAATGACACCGATGGAGCCGACACCGCCCGTCTCTGTCACGAACAGGCGCTGGGCGCTGGCAGCAATGGCGTAGGCCGCTGAATACGCGGCGTCGTTTGCCACCGCCCAGACGGGTTTGACCGCAGCCACCTCGCGCACGCGGCGGGCCAACTCGAAACTGCCCGAGGCTTCACCACCGGGTGAGTCGATGTCGAGCAAGATGCCGCTGACCTGCGGGTCGGCCAGGGCGGCATCCAACATCTCAGCGATCTCGCCGTAGGAGGTCAGGCCCGAAGCGGCTTCCATGCTGAGCGAACGTTTAACCAGCGAGCCGTGGATCGGGATCACGGCAATGCCCTCGGGGGCTGCGGTTGCGGGAGGCCGTTGGTAGACGGCCATGTCCATGGAAGGCATGGCAGGAACATCGGCCATGCCGATGCGCTGGCCGACCACGGACAGGATCACGTCCAGTTTGGGTCGGTGAATCAGAAGGGGCGTCCCGAACAGGCGGGAGGCAAGGTAAGTCATGGTTGGGGGTCCTGGTTGTTGGGTGGCGCTGCCTCCGGGTCACTGGTCTGCGGATCCGTGGGCTGCGCGTCTGGGGCTTCGGTGGGCGGTGCAGCGAGTACCTGGTCATGCCGGGCATCGGAGTCAAAAACCAGACCTAGCGCATCGGCCCGGGCGTTGTCCGCTGCGATCTCGCGGTCCACGTCCTCGGCGTCGTAGCCATTGCCCGAGATGGCTTCCGACCGGCTCATGAGGCCCGCCCGGATGGCCAACTTCATGGCGTTGAATTCCTTCTGCGGATCGACCCAGCTCCAACCCTGTGGAATCCACTTGGCGGCTTGGTAGGCGCGGCGGTCTTTGCGGTAACCGGGAAGATCCAGTGCACCTTCCAACACCGCCTGGTCCATCCAGGCTCGCCAAATCGGCCGGCACAACTGGTGCACGATCACACCGTGCTGCAATGCTTCGCAGCGGCGGCGGAACTCCAGCAGACCCGCCCGGATAGACGAATAGTTCACCTGCGTCAGGTCACCCGTGAGCATCTCGTAAGTGATGCCCATGGCAGCGGCCACCGCGCGGAACTGCTGGCGCATGAATTCGGCGTAGGAGCTGCCAACATCGGCAGGCGCTGAGAACTTGATGTCTTCACCCGGCTCCAGGATCTGCAGCGTGCCGGGCTCCATGCCCGCGAGCGCCACACCGTTGGCGTCTGCCGCCGACTCACCCATCAGGTTGTCTTCGGGGGCCATGCGGGTGATGAAGCCAGCGAACATCGCAGCGGTTTTCTTGCGGACCAGCTCAGCGTCGTCGTACTGGTCGAGCTCATTGAGTTTGACCAGCGCCCGAGTGAGCCACGGCTCGCCCCGGATCTGACCAGGGCGCAAAGGACGAAACAAGTGGATCACCTCACTGGCATCCACCCGGGCGGTGTCCATACCGCCACCTGCATTGCTGGACATGGGTGCCAGCAAGCCGTCATTAGGATGCGAGCGGTACAGGTGATAAGCCACCCGGCGACCGAGCCTGTCGAACTCGATGCCGGACCGGATGACATTGCCACCCGGCAGATCCCGGTTCATGGTGGTTGGCAGATGCTCGGCTTCCAGCACCTGAATCTGCAGCGCCACCGGCAGGCCATCTTCGGTGCGGCGGTAACGCAGTCGCACCAGGGCTTCGCCGCCTTCGAGCATGGCGCGCGTAGCCAAGGCCTGCAGCCCGTAGAAGTCGGTCAGCCCTGCAGCATCGGCCTGTTCACACCAGTCCCACCAGAGGCTGTGGATGGCTTCGCGGATGGTCTGGTCTTGCACCATGCTCTGCGGCTTGATGCCGGTACCGATCGCGTTGGCCACGAAGGCTTCGATGCCAGCAGCGGCCCAGGCGTTGCGCCGCACCAGATCACGGCTCTTGGCGCGCAGTTCGTCTTGGGCCAGCGACAGGGCTGCCACGACACCTGGGTTGCTGGGCATCCAAGCCAGGGCGCGCCGACCGCCGCCGGTGCCGTCATAGACCGGCGTGCCACCGAACATGCGGCGACGCAGACTTTTGAGCCAGGCCATCAGAGCGCCTTGCTCGTGGTCACGCGGATCTGGCGCGATTTGGGTGCGCCGGATTCACGAGCGATAGTGGCTTCGACTTCGGCGATCGCAGCTTTCAAATCGGCCACGCTGCGGTACTCGATGCTTTTGCCCTCGTAGGTCACGCGGTGTTCGCCGCTGGCCAGGGCTTCGCGTAAGGCGTGCAAGTGTTCTGGTGTGTAGGTCATGCTTATTTGTTCACTCAAGTCATCCATCGGCTGCGCACCACGCGCCGAGCGGGCGCTGGCGTGCTGCCAGAAGTGCTGAAGCCACCGTCGAACTTCTGCTCTTGGGTGGCCTCGGGGGTGTCAGTGGGAATGGCGATGGCCGGAGGGCCAACGCCGAGTTGTTTTTCCAATTCGAGCCAGTGCCGGTCTTCGAACCGGTCCAGGCCAGCAGCTGCTGCTGCCGCTCGGGCATAGACGTAGCAGTCGAGCGCCTCGTTGCGCTCACGCATCTTTTGCCACTCGCGGTGGGCAAAGCCGTTGCGGTCTCGCCGGGTAATCAGTTGCTCGGCGCACAGCTGCTGCAGGTACTCGGCATCGACCTTGGGCAAGTGCACGAAGCCGGCCGGGTAGATCGGCGTGATGCCGTCTTCGGCCACCTCGGCGCTCTTGCGCAGGTTGTTGTAGAACTCCAGCTTGGCAATACCGCCAGACACCGGGAACACCTTGATACCCCGGCGCAGCTTCTTGCCGCTGGCGGTGGCATCTACTGCTGTGGGGGTGCCGATCAGCGCCGCACCACCGGCAATGCCCTTGATCGGCATGAGCCGGGCATCGCGCACCCCACGCACAAATGCATAGGCTTCTTGCGTGGCGTAGCCGGTGTCCAGAGCCAGGCGCGCCAGGCTTAGCTGGCAGCCACTGCTGTGGGTCCAGGTCTCGCCCATCAATTTGGCCAAGCCCAACCACACCTCGTTGCGCGCCGTGTCTCCCATCAGGATCCGGTGCTCCACCAACCACGCCGCCTTACCCCGCCCAAAGGCCCAGACCGAAACTTCGATGTGGTCCTTCTGGACGTCGGCACCGGCAGTGAGCAACAAGCCACCCGCGGGCACGGTCCCGATGCGGTAATCCTCCCTGCGCTCTAGCAAACGCTGCCAATCCGGCGCCTCACCCTCTTCGACCCAGGTCTCACCCAGTTCGGTGTTTTTGAAGGTCTTGATGGCCGATGCTGATCGGGAATCGGCCATCGCCGCCGACTCCCAGGCTCGGGCGATCTCGATCCAGCTGCGCCAGCCCACCGGGCTGTAGAGACTGGAGAGGTGAAACCCAGCGGTGCGCCCGGCTTGTTCTGGCGCACACGCCTGCCACTGGCCGTTGTCCAGCATCCAAGTCTTGTGATGCTCGGCAATCGGCTGGCTGCAGGACTCGCAGATGTAGGCGGCCGTTTCTGGCTGGCCACGCTCCCAGCGAAGCTGCTCAAACCGCAGCCACTGGCGGTGGTCGCAATGCGGGCACGGCACGAAGTAGCGGCGCTGATCCGACGATTCGAACTCGCGCTCCACCGCACTGGCGCCGGCAATCGTTGGGGTCGAGACGATCAGGATCTTGCGCCGCGCAAACGTTCGCGTGCGCGCCTCGGCCAGCGAGATCGCATCGCCTTCGCCTTCCACATCCAGCGGGTAGCCATCCACCTCATCCAGGAACAGGTAGCGCACCGGCATGGAACGCAAGCCCACCGCGCTGTTGGCGCCGGTCATCACCAGCACGCCGCCGTGGAACTCCTTGGCCAGGATGGTATTGCCCGAATCGCGGCTGCGCGCCGGAGCAATGCGCTCCTGGATGGCGGGGCTTTCCTCGATCAGCGCGTCAATGCGCTGCTTGGAGGCCCGCTTGGCCATCTCAACCGTGGGCCACACCGCCATCATCGGGCCCGGAGCATGGTGGATCACATAGCCCACCCAGTTCAGGCCTAACTCCGTGCCCCCGACCTGCGCACCCTTCATGAACACCACCCGCTCGATCGGTGACATGGGTGACAAGCAATCCATGATCTCGCGCAGGTAGGGCGTGCGGCTGGTGCGCCAGCGGCCAGGTTCTGAGGCGGCCTTGCTGGAGAGCACCCGGTGCTTGTCGGCCCATTCGGATACTGTGAGCAGCGGATCGGGTGTGAGGCCTTCGCGCCAGACGCGCTCGATGGCGTCCCAGCCTTCGTAATAGAGATCGTCCATGATCAATCAACCTTGGCCTGCAAGTCGCCCAGGTCTTGCAGTTGCTGGCGCACGGCAGCATCCAGCGCCACATGCAAGGCATGCGGATCGACACCGAGGCCGGCAGCCATCTGCGACGAGATGCGTGCTGGCCAGTTCAGCCAGGCATCGCGCTCGGCCCGCGCCAGCTTGAACACATGGGCCACGGCTTGTGAGCGATCGACCAGTTCGCCCTTCAATCGGGCCAGGCGCACCTTGTTGGTCTGCGCCTTGACCACCTCGTTAACGGTGCGGGCCTGCAGCAGTGACGTGCCGCCCGATGACAGCGCTGGGGCGGGTGGCTCAGTCGTTTCCCGTGGTGGCCGTGCGGCAGCCTGCGGAGCCTCGCGGACAGATGAGGAAACCTGCGGGGCCGGTTTGTCACTGGCGACATCTGCCACCGACCGCCGGGTCGGTGTGGTGTTGGCCGCCCACTGGGCATCGGCCACCACCGGATCGATGGTGCCGTCCGGCAACTGGCTGATGCGCCCGGTGTCAATGGCCTTCTTGACGGCCACGTGCGACACGCCTCGGTGGCGCGCGTAGGCGCGAATGGACAGTCCCATGGTGTTGATCTACTCAGTGCAAGTGGGTGGCCTCCGGGAGGTATGGGTCAGGCAAAGGCGAGTGAATCACCCGGGATTAAAAAGCGCTTGGCTTCTGTGGCGCACAGCGCGTGAATGCGGATGTCGATTGACAAGCAACCCACCAAGGAGCCCCTCATGGCCAAACCCAAGCAACCCACCACACTGTCCCCCGACGAGATCGAGCTCTTGCTCGAATCGATTGCCCTGGACCACCTGTTCATCGAAACCCTGCAAACCCGCCACCGCGACAGCCTGGACTTCCACGACGTGAGCGTCTGGGGTGTCAAGAGCGCCTTGCAAGCCGCGTTTGATGCTGGGCTGCGTGCCGCTGGAGGCGCGCCGAAGCAACCCGTGCAACGCACGCGCAAAGTCACCACAGCTCATCAAACCAGCAACAACGGCAGCGCCGCCGCCCTGCAAGCGTGAGGGCAACATGACCATCTCACTTAACCCCAACCAGCAGACCATCCTGGAGCACGCCGTTCAAGACAGCGGCGGCAAGATCGCCTGGTTTCCCGAGCACATCAAGGGCGGCGCCCGTGCCAAGGTGCTCGAAGGCTTGTTCAAACGCGCCCTGATCACGCCCGACGGCGATGACTGGGTGGTGGCCGCCGAGGGCTACGACGCCCTGGGCTTGCCCCGACCGGTCGCCTTGCCGCCGACCATCACGCTGGATGATCCGGAACTCGAAGCCGATGTCGCCAGTGCCGAGGCCAGTTGGCAAAAGCCTGCCGAGGACAAGCCAGTTCGCACCCGCGCCGACAGCAAGCAGGCGCTGGTCATTGGCCTTCTGCAGCGCCCCGAGGGCGCCACCATCGCGCAGATCATGGAGGCCACGGGGTGGCAGCAGCACACCGTGCGCGGCACCCTGGCGGGAACGCTCAAGAAGCGCCTGGGGCTGACCATCACATCAGCCAAGGAGGCCGGCGGTCAGCGCGTCTACCGCATCGAGTCCACGGCCACTGTAAATGCCACCGCCAACACCACTGAATCGGAGCCCGCATGAACGCCCGGTCCAACTTGGCACGCACCGATCGTCTGGGGCAGCGCCTGGCCGACCAGGCGTTTCGCACCCTGATCAGCCTGTGCCCCGAAATCCGCAGCGCCAGCCCGGCGCGCCAGGAGGCGGTGTGTGCCGCGATGCGCGCCAAGGTGGCGCCAAGCATCGACCGCCTGCTCGAAGACGCACGGCTGGCGCCCTGTTTGGCCGAAGCTGCGTTTCACAACGCCGTGCTCACCCTGGCGTTGGCCGGCGTCGAAGCCTTGCAGGCCAAGGCCGTGAGCCCCAAGTACCGATCCACCAACCAAGACTCAAATCAATCCAGAAAGGCCCGTCATGCCCAGCATGTCCATCACCATTGAACGCACCCCCTTGACCCTCCAGTGGGAAGGCCAGGAGATTCAGGTCGAGCAGCTCGGCATCCGGCTGCCCTTTGCGCGCAAGCCCGAGAACCTCAAGGACATGAGCGCCAGTGGCGACTACATCGTCTACGTCACCGAGACCCGGACCATGACGCCCGAAGAGTTCGATGGCTTTGCCGCCAGCCTGCTGGTCTCGCGCAACTGGCTGGCCGGCAAGGGTGGCTATGTCGGCCAGGGGCGTTTGTGCATAGAAGTTCACGCCCCCGGTCGCCCGTACCTGTTCGTCGATCCGTCTGGCGGCGACTACGCCCGCTACGCAGCCCGGCTGGGCTAGTGGCTGTGACGCCACGCTGTCCATCTTCTGCAATCAAAGCCTTGGCTTTGCATCGCAGCAGCGCGTCAATGGGGTCATTGCCAAACGATTGAACGGAAGCCCCACCATGACCCTCGACCTCGACACCCTCATGCGCCAGATGACCGAACAAAAGGCCAAAGACGCCTTGCTCACCGCCCGGTCCACCCTGGAGCGCAGCCTGCGCGAGTTGGACCATTACATCGAGCGACTCGAAACGGCAGAGACGCCGCACGACAAATCGCAGGTGATGAACT